GTAGTTTCATTTGACGCTCCTAAGTTATTTCTCTAAGTCAATGAACCGAGAGGAGCAACCCTCTCAACTTAGAATAAAAGTATAACACAATATCCTTAAATATATGCTATAATACCGTATCAAAAATAAAAGGATAAGAATGAATTTACTAGGAAAAATAGACATTACAAGAGAGTCTATCGAGATGGAAATCAAAGACTTAGAAGGTAATGCACTCATTGAAGATGAAGCACAAAAGCCAAAAATCAGCCTATATGGTGTTGATAGTGAAGCTTTTAGAAATGCTGCTAAAGACAGCAATGAAGATGACTCAGACAGAGGCGAAAAACTTATTGCTTCATGTGTTGAATCGTGGGCGAATGTAAAAACAGATGAAGGGTTGCCGATTGAATGTAACTTTGAAAATGCTGTTAAACTGTTTAAGCGATACCCTATCGTATTTTCTCAATGTGATGTATTCGTTTCAAAGAGAGCTAATTATTTAAAAAAGTACTAGAGAGTTTATCTCTCTATACTAAACAAATATCTTACTACCGAACAATCCCAAAAGATAAAGATAAGTCACGCTATGCAATGATAGACAATAAGAAGTCAATCTTATATCCAAAAGTTCTAGCAAAAAGACATTTATTAGATTATCTTGAAGAGCTTAATTATGGCGAATTTGGCGGAATGGGTGACAAGTTGCCTCTCTCGTTCAAAGAGATAGAATCTTTCATGTGGACTACTCAAACGAAACTTAACCGATGGGAAGTATTAGCACTAAGAACACTGAGCTATGATTATATTTTACAGTCACAGAAAAAAGACTTTGCTGAAAAACCACCTTATTTAGAGGTATCAGAGGGTGATTATCTGAAACAAACGGCAGTCAGTGCGAATTCTATCGCTATGAAGTTTGGAATATCTTTATCTAAATAATTTTATGCTATAATACTCTAAAAGCTTTTGGAGGTTAATACAAATGCCACAACAATTAGCCTCATTAGCGATAGCTGTAAAAACAGGCGATTTAAAGAGAGCGACTGCGGAGCTTCACAAACTAGAAAAAGCGGGTTTGCGTGCTGAAAAAGGCACCGACAAGCTAACCAACTCCACTAAAAGACTTGGTGGGTCGATGTCAACGCTAAGTGTTGCTATTGTTGCGGTAGCCACTAGCATGGTAGTCCGCAAAGTAATCGAATACGCTGATACAATGACACGCTTAGATTCTCAAATAAAGCTTGTCACAAACTCAACCGAAGAACTCGTAAAAACTCAAGCAGATTTATTCGCACTATCTCAAGATACTAGACAATCATTAGAAGCTACTACTAACCTATATGCAAGAATGGCTAGAGCCTCAGAGAGCATGGGTACAAGTCAAGAGGACTTATTAGTAGCTACAAAAGCTGTCAATCAAGCTCTTGTTATAAGTGGTGCGAGTGCAACAGAAGCAAGTTCTACAATTACGCAATTATCTCAAGCATTAGCAAGTGGTGTACTAAGAGGTGAAGAGTTTAATTCTATCTCTGAAAATGGAAGCCGTGTTGCAAAAGCATTAGCAGATAACCTAGGCGTAACAGTCGGACAGCTTAGAGCAATGGCAAAAGAGGGTAAATTAACCTCTGATGTAGTAATGAAAGCTTTAATCGAACAAGCTGGAACACTACAGGGCGAATTTGGTCAAATGGGTGTTACTGTTGAGCAATCAATGACCGTTCTTGATAATTCTTTGATGACAGCGGTAGGAACATTAGATGAAGCAACTGGGTTCTCAGAAGCATTATCAAGCAGTATTGTAGGGTTGAGTGGATTCATTGATGATATGACCAGCCCTCTAACTCTAGCAGAAATAGCAATGAATAAATTTGCTGATAGTATCAAAAATGTTTCTACAGCTACTTTAGATTTAGAATTAACAAATATAACAAAAGAAATAGCAAGGGTTTCGAAACTAGCAAATATAGAAGCAAGTAAAAGTTATGGTGGAGTAGTATCAGGGTATAGCAGAACATTAGCTTTTGAATTAACGGCACTAAGCCAACAACTTAAAATAATAAAAGAGCAAAAAGAAGCAATAGTAGAAAGAAATCAAGAAGCCGGTAAAAATGGTGGAAAAGATTCGAAAATCGGCGGAATAAGCAAAGAAGATATAGAACTTTCAGGAAGAGCCGCTAAGAAATGGCATGAAAGTGAACTTGCTGATTTAAAAGCACTCAAAGCTGAAAGAGACTTATCAGGTCGAGCAGCAATGCAATGGCATGAAGATGAAATAGCTGATTTAAAAGAGATGGAGAAAATAAGACAATCTCAACTAGACTTATCAGGTCGAGCCGCTAAACAGTGGGCAGATAGTGAAAAAGAAGAGCTAAAAGCCCTTAAAGCCAGTGAAAAACTCTTTGAAAGTATCGGAGACATAGCTAAAAACAAAATAGCCGATAGTATTCAAGACGCTTTTGACGGTGACTTTAATATGACTTCATTCACTTCAAGTCTATCTAAATCAATCGGTCAAGCAATGTTAATGAGCGGAACACCAGCAGGAATAGCGGGCGGGCTTGGCTTAATGGCGGTCGGTTCATTATTAAGTCAAGAATCTAGCAGTGGCGTAAGTGGTAAAAGTCAAGCCGAAATGGCAGAAGAAGAGTTTAATACTTTTATTGACAGCTTAGACAAAGCAAGTGACGCTCTTTTAGGTCTTGGGAATGTTGGTACTGACATTGGTTTAGAGATCAGTTCTCTACAAGCAACGATACAATCAGAAGCATTAGCAATAACGCAACAAGGATTTAGACAATCCGAAGAAGAAATCGAAGCCGAAGGAAGATATATTCCTACAGCGGCAGAGTTTCAAGCTCAACTAGAGCGAAATATAGCAGGCAGTGATGTTGTGCAGCCTTACATACAAGAACTAAACGCCTTAATAAAAGAAAACATATCCACATTCGCAACAGTACCAGAAGGTGCTACAATGGCGGAACTTGCAACAATAACAGGCATTACAGATTTAGCACAATTTAATACTGACTTAGCGAGTGTAACAGCTGAAATATCAACACAAACGATAGCCCTTAAAAAGTATCAAATAGAACTAGGTGAAGCTGGTACAAGTGCCGAGGATATAGACACTCTAACAAACGCTTGGATAGAAAACTCAAACCTTGCTACACTATTAGCAGATGATACATATCTATTAAATCTAAACTTTGAAGACTTTATAGATGAAATGAATAATCTATCAGAAAGTACAGAAAGTGCAACAGATACTCTAATTCAATCACAAAGAATGGTAAATGCTGAAATGCTAGGTTCACTTAGTTACTTATCTGAAATGGAAAAATTACAATATGCTAACAACATCTATCAAAGTGCCATTACTCAGGACGATAGAATATCAAGCTCACGAACGATTGCACAACTCAGTCAAAAGACTACAAGAACCCGTGAGGATTATGTGCCAATATTTTCGCAGTATATAAACGAACTTCAAAAACAGCGTGAGGACGCGACACTTACTGATGTAGTTGACAAGCTTGATGAAGTAATCGACAGTATTGACGAATCAACGGAATCAAGCTCAGGAGACGCTATTTATGCTTAATAAAACTTTAAAATATAATTCGTTATACTTCAATCAAACAGTTAAAGGATTGAAAGATGAAAACAGTAATGATGATAATTCTAGCATTGATTATGCTAGGGTGTGGGAGCGATGATATGGCGACGATAGGTGAAGAGGTAGACAGCACTTTAACGGATACTAATGTTACTGATGATACACAGGTTTATGATACAACAGCATTAACAGCCTCAGCACATTTAAACAACAGTTCGTTTATTATAATTAATGGAGCTTTGTGGGCTACTGGTCTTAATAATTATGGTCAACTAGGTTTAGGTGATAATACGAATAGAAACTCTTTTGTAGATACTGGGGTGACAAATGTCAGAAGCGTTATTAGTGGCGGAGACCACACATTCATAATTAAAACAGATAATTCAATATTAGCAACAGGGCGTAACATAAGTGGTCAACTAGGCTTAGGCAATTATACAAGCGTAGAAACATTTACTAACATAAGCATGACAGATGTTAAAATTATTTCATGTGGCACACATCACACATCAATAGTTAAAACAGATGGGACGTTGTGGGTAACAGGCTCAAACTCGCACGGTCAACTTGGGCTAGGCGACTATAATAAGAGAAGTGTGTTTACTGATACAGAAATGACTGATGTTAAAATTTTAGAATCTTCTTCGTTACATACTTTTATTGTTAAAATAGATGAATCATTATGGGCAACTGGGCATAATGCAGCAGGTCAACTAGGATTAGGCAATACTTCCTTAGTTAATACGTTTACAATTGTTGGAATAACTGATATTAAAAGCATAACAAGCGGCACTTTTCATTCGATGGTAATAAAAACAGACAACACATTGTGGGCTGCTGGTCTTAATGGAGATGGTCAGCTTGGATTAGGCGACAATTCTAATGTTAGTGTTTTTACAGATACTGGAGAAACAAGCGTAGATAGTGTGTCGGGTGGATTTAACTTTTCAATATTAGTGAAAACAAATGGCACTCTTTGGTCAACAGGAGGTAATTCAAATGGGCAGCTAGGATTAGGTGATAATCTTGATGAAAACTCTTTTACAGATACTGGGGTCACAGGAGTTGATGTGGTTTCAGTTGGGATTTACCATTCTGCCATAATAAAAACAGATAGCACTCTTTGGGCAACAGGGCTTAATAACTACGGTCAGCTTGGACTTGGCGATAATACTGATGTTAATGTTTTTACAGATACGAACAAAACAGCCGATACATATACTAAAGAGAATTGGACTCCTTTAAATTCAGGAGAATTTGTACAATTTGGGTATTATAGATATCTAGCTACAACGACCTATGAAGATATACCAAGTATTCATTCAACTTTAACTCAAATTGGCTATATAAACGAATTAAAACCATTAGACGGTCAAAACATAACCCCTGCAATATCAGCAAGCCCTATGACTTATAAAATCACAGGTGCAGAGGAATTCAATTCATTCACACTTGCAAAAGTTCTTGCTACTAGCGTAACATATACTTTTAGACTAGAAGATACAACGCTAATAAAGACAGAAACAATAGCAATAGACTGCAAACGTGACGAAAACGGCACTTTAGCACTTTATCCAACAACGGTTATTTTTTACGCTGACCAACAAATGCCGGCAGGCTCAACGGTTGAAATATCATTGACACATAGCGATGATATAGAACTCGGTGATTTTACTCTAAATAACTCTATTAATGCTGGGTTTACAAATCTCAGTTTCTCTCACGGGATAAAAGACCATAATAACTACACTCCAGACCCTTGGGGGAACATACCTGAAAGTGTAAAAGCGATAGTAACTACTTTTAAAATTACTTTAGATTTTCCTTTAACTAACTATGACTACATGGTATCATTTAACGAGTCAATAGCTGGTAAAAATGTTACAATAGACGCAAGTGATTCAAATGGAGCAATCGCAGATGGTAGTTCTATCTTTGCGGCATTAACTAGACGAGTTAGAGTAATAAGCCCATCAATTAAATCGCAAATAAAAGATGGACAGTTAGCTACAATGGCAACACTTGATTTAACTGTACAGGAGATTGCATAATGGCGATACCAGAATATGACCCATACACACTACCAGTAATTGAAACACCCTATGATGATATGCAAGAGGCTACAAAGAAATATCTAGGCGGTCGAGCCATCACGGGTCAAGAATACGCTAATATAAATCTGTTTGCAGAAGATGATAGCAAAATAAAAGCATTATATGAATTTTGGCGTGACGATTGCGAATATGGCACTCTTCAATTCATGGCACCATTACCTATTCACGGCTCAGAGCATAGTAGATATGTTCCAAATGCTCTATGTGAATTCTTAGAAGATGTATCAATGGAAAAGCAAGATGTTCACTGGAAACAAGGTGTCAAATTAAAAGTGATAGAATACAGTGCAAACACTTACACCATAGTAGACGACGCAGGAAATCTAATGGTAGATGATAGCGGAAATGTTCTAGCTTCCACATCTGCTCCGATTTCAAATTCAAATAAGGAAATAACATATGGCTGAAACTAAAAGAAATTTAACCTTAGCATTAGAGGGCGAGGACAGACCAACAATTGAACAGATAATAGAAGATGAAATAGGGGTGGTAGTAAGCGGAACTTATGTGCCTATTTTTACTCCTGTCACTAACGCTGATTCTGTAAGCACAGATGTTGCTTGGGTTTACCAAAGAATAGGTGCTGCTGTTATGGTCGGTGGTTCAATAAATATTGACGCCACTGATTCGGGTGATATAGTTGTTAGAGCTTCGTTACCTATATCATCTAATTTTACAAATGGTGCTCACCTTAATGGTGCAGGATATAGTCAAGCTACTGGTGTCAATATAGAAGCTAGAGCAGATATTACAAATGATGAGGCGGAATTTATTTTAAATACTTCCGATTTAGTGGGTAGAAGATATAGATTTGCTTTTGCATACACAATAATATAATTAAAGGATAACTATGGAAATTATAAAAGCTAAATACTTAAATGAAGACAAGGAGGATGTTATTATTTTTTTTGATAATAACACTAATACCGTAATATTATCTAATGAAAAATATTTACATGATGAAATGTATAATAATTGGGTAAAAGAGGGTGGTGTAGTTGAAACATATCAAACAGATATAGAACTTTTGCAAAAAACAAAAAATAATAAAATAAAAGCAATCGACACTCAAACAGCAATAGATATAGAATCCTTAGTCGGCGACAACAATAAGCAAAAAGACCTATTAGCTGAATCAATCTATTTATCAAGACTAGAAAAAAAAGACATTGCAACACCAGAACAAATAGAAAGATTAGATTTACTCGAATCATTAAATATGCAAGTCTTAAACCTCAAATACGATGGCAACAACAGAGAGGCAATTGTTTCAAATGTAGAAATCACTACAACTCTTGAAAATGCTCTTGCAGAAATAGAAGCGGTTTAAATGGCTCACTTCAATGAAGACCATATAGACTTAAGACTTCCACAGCGAGGAAAAATAAGAACAACGCTTAGTGAACTTCAATACCACTCCGATATAGTAGACTCTGATATAATCGTTCCAATAGGTTTTAAGACTGATTTAGGCTCAATCCCGACATGGTTGCAATGGTTGTTCCCTAAAGATGGTAAAGCTGTTTTAGGCTATGTATTGCATGATTATATGTATAAGATAGGATTCGACAACAACAGAGCTATTTGTGACGACATACTAAAAGAATCAATGAAAGTTTTAGGTGTTAAAAGTTGGCGAATTCATGGAGTTAGAATCGGTTTAAAAATTGGTGGCTCTTTTGCATGGAACAGACACAGAGAGAACGACAATGCGTAATGCCGTTATTGATTGGGTTGTTGTAGCCTCAATAATAGTGCCGTCAATATTATCTTTCATCGGCGGTGCAATTACAGAAAAAGAAGCACAGATAGTAAATCATTACATCTACTTAGATAACAATACAAGCAAAGTTATGTTAAAATAAATAAAAAGGGTTTAAAATGGCAATTTCTGCAAGTGAGCTTCAATTTAATAAGCAAGTTGAAGACGCTCCAATTATTCAAGAGATACTTAAAGACTTAGACGGCTTAAAGCAAGGTCAAGCAAAACTAGAAGCTAAAGTTGATAATGGCTTTGATAGAATGAGCGACAAGATTGATAACCTAGTTGATGTTGTTACACACAACAGAGAGAAATCATTAGAATCTCAATTAAAAAAAACCGAAGACGCTCTAGACAGAAAAAACGGAAATGCCGATAAAATCAAAAATGGCGTTATCGGAACAACTTTAATAACTCTTGCTGGATTCATACTAGACAAGTTAGGATTCGTTAATATAGTAGGTTAGCAATGACCGACTATAAAGGTATCAAGCGTTCAGACTCTATCGAAGTCTGGCTTTGGCTTGACGATTATTGCAAAAATAAAGACCCTTATGTATTAGAGAATGATATAGTTTTACAAAGCAAAGTAAAAAAATACTACTTCAAAAAGCGATTTAAAATCATTTCTTTTAATATCTTCATTTGGCTATCATTAGCCTACACTACCCACTTACTCATACAAGGATAATAATGCTATGGTTTAAAAACAAATATACAACAGTCAGAGATGAATTACTAAAAAGTGTTGAAACTAATGAAGGCATGTCAGAAACCCCATACATTGATGTATTGGTAGCTCAAAATCCAGAACATCATGGAATACCTCCAGACGAATTCGCAATCATTGAAAAACACTTTAATAAGCTAAAAGTCACTATAGGCATAGGCTTCACAAACATAACCAAAGAAGAGGCTCTAAAAGTAACAGAAATGCGACTTAAAGCACTTAAAAAGCAAGTCGTGACAGATTACCCATATGTTAAGAATAATGATGTGTTGGACGTATTGACAGAGCTTGCCTTCCAAATCGGACTTAGCGGACTTTCAAAGTTTAAAAACATGCACAAAGCAATAAAAGCTAAAGACTATAAAGAAGCTAGAATACATGGATTAGATTCGCTTTGGGCAAAACAAACTTCAAATCGTGCTAAAAGACTGATGGATAGACTAGCAAAAGCATAACCTCGAGGCACTTTCCGCCTCAAACCCCCTAAAAATACAATAACTTACACTACTTTCAGCAATATCTTAGGTTTAATTTATTATACTTTAGTAAATCAATTGAAGGATAATAGATGAGAGAGATTAGATTTAGAGCGTGGAATACTAGATACGAAAGAATGGATAGCGACTTTATACACTTAGAATTAAATAAGTCATATGCAGAATATCATGATTTAATACTCATGCAATTCACAGGCTTAGAAGATAAAAACGGTGTTGAGATTTATGAGGGGGATATAGTTAAAGTTTTAGGCAATCCAAGTGAAGTTAGCTTTATCAATAGTGGTTTTGCTTATCAAAGCTTAAAAGACTTTCATATACAGCCATTGGGAGACTTTGGAAGCACTGCTTATGAAGTAATCGGAAACATCTACGAAAATAAGGATTTACAATGAGCGGTAAATTCTACATAGAAAAAAACTCACTAATATTTGAGTTGAACAACAAAAAAGAGGCATATAAGCTTCCATACCCTGCAAGCTCTTTAGAGTGCTTAGACGCGTTCATCAAAGATTTAAACAGACGAGCTTCAAAGATAGACATTACCGCTGATATGATAAAAGTCAACAGCCACTATGTTTTTATAGAAGCAAGTAAGCTTATCAAAGTTAAGTTCCCTGATAGAAAAGGTCAGACGATAATAGTAGATAAATCCACTCACACTATGGCAAAAGTCGGAGCTAAAAAAGCAGGACTTACAATTGGTGAATATGTGAAGCTTTGTATCTTGCAATGTAAATCAGATGTAAAGGATTCGTTATGAAAGCACTGGAAAGTTTAATTGAAAGAATGAAAAAAGAAATCAACAATGATAATAGTGAAGAAGCTCACGTAATAGCAGATGATATTTTAATAGAAGCGTTAAAGGAACTTTCAAGCAAAGAGACTTCCACACAAATTAACGAGTTGATTAAGAACTATAAAGAAATATATAAATACTATATATAGTTGAAGTAAAAAGGATTTTAAATGATTGAGTTAATATTCGCAACAATAGCAACACTAACAGCATACGACTATTATAAAAGTAAAACTAGAAAATGGGGGTGCAACCACAATGAATAGAGAACAACTGCTAAAAGAGCTGTACAAAATTGCAGACATTGACGAGAAATTCATAGAAAACGGGATACTCTGTAATAGCAAGCATGAAGCGATTGAAGAGATGAAAGATATACTAAAAGATGATGAGAAAATCAGGCTTGCAATATTTCAAGTTACATATCGAGGGTATTCTATTATGCCGTTTTAGTTATACTAAAGGTATTATTAGTTATACTACACCATATCAATTAAAGGATGGAAATGATGATAAAGATGGAAATGATGACACGACCGACACTCTTAACTAGAAAAGATTTAACAGTTGTAGAGATACTAAACGAGAAAGCAAAAGCAACGAGTCCAGAACAGGCGGTTGATTATGTTGAGTACACAGATACTCTTATTCAAAGTGAGCTAGAGCAGATTAAACAAGCGAAAAAAGAACTTAGCATGCTTGAAGCTAATCTCAAAAGTGAACAAGAGCGTATCAAAATCGGCACTGCTGAATGGTTAGACTCTCTGGGAGTTGAGAAACTAAACGGCTTAAGAGTTTCAAGCTTAACAACTTACACACCTAAATCAAAAGAAGTGTTAAAGATAGAAGATGAAGAGTTTTTTATCAAGAAAGGTTTTGGAATAGAAGTTACTACTATAACAATAAGTCCAACCCTAGTTAAAGAATAAAAAGAAAAAAATCCTAAAAGCAAAAGAGCCACTTTAGAGATTATACATAAACAACCACTTATTAAAATCAATAAAAGGAAAGTATAATGGATGATTTTGACAAAGCAATGGATACAAAAAACAAAACGGTTTGGATGAATGGAAAAATGATTATGAAAAACGGTAAAAAGGTTAAGAAGGATAAAAAATGAGTGATAATATTCAAGAGCAACTTAAAAGACCTTTTGAAGCCTCTGAAATTGAGTGGAGGATACAATCAGGCGGTGTCAAAAATGGTAAGCCGTGGGCTATGGTTTTGGCTTATGTTACTAATCGTGCCGTAATGGATAGACTTGATGAAGTATTTGGTGTTGGAGGTTGGAAAAATGAATACCTACCTACTCCGAGCATGGATGGTGTTATGTGTGGGATAAGTGCTAAAATAGATGGAGAATGGGTTACTAAATATGATGGTGCTTCAAATACAGCAGTCGAAGCTGTAAAAGGTGGTTTATCTAGTGCTATGAAGCGTACAGCGGTTCAATTTGGTATAGGTCGATACTTATATCATCTTGACACAGGCTTTGCTAATATCGTAGATATGAGAGGCGAAAATACTCTTAATGGAAGTGTTAAAGATAAACAAGCAAATAAGACTGTTTACTTCAACTATACACCACCAGAACTTGCACCTTTTGCATTACCGATAACGCACGAACAAATCAGAGAAATTCATGCTCTTATAAAAGAGAAAGGCTCTAATGAAGATGAAATGCTAAAGTTCTTTAATTTAGTTGAGTTGAAAAATGCGACAAAAGAAGTTGCAACTCAAATGATTATTCTGCTTAACAAGAAACAAAATGTTTCTAAATCTTAAACGCATAAAAGAGGGCTTTATGCCTCTTGATGATGAAAGTGTAAAAGTTGCTAGTAAAATTAAAATAGGAGAAGATATAACAGCAGAATACAAACCTAGAAGAAATATGAAGTTTCATAAAAAGTATTTTGCCCTCTTAAATGCTGTAATCATTAATCAAGAGCATTATAAAACAGTAGACAATTTGCATGAAGCCATAAAATATCTAGGAGGTTATTACGAAACAATAATACCATTAGAGGGGCATCCGTTCATTAAAACAAAGTCAATATCTTTTCACACTATGGATAATGAAAGCTTTAGTGATTTTTACAGTATTGCATTAGATGAGTGTTTAAAATTAGTGGGCGATGACGCTCTAAACGAAATAATTAGATTTTTATAAAAGGAATAAAATGTTACCACAATC